GCAGGAGTGACCGTCGAAACCGGGGCTTTTGAAGACATACGCCCGGTCAAGAAGAAAAGCACCTGCCGCATTGACGGGATCGTGGCCCTCATCTTCGCCCTGGGTGGATGGGAAGCCAACAGCGTGCGGAAGGCCGCCGAGCAGAACTGGGACATCATCACCCTATGAACGAAAACGCCGTCGCCGACTACAAGATGTTCGACCTGCGTGGCATCGACTGGCCCGAGGTTTCTTCCAGCCGTACGCCGTCTGGCGTTCGCGTCAACGCTGACAACTCGATGGCGTGCTCGGCCTACACGGCCTGCATCCGGGTGATCTCTGACGCCGTCTCGGCCCTGCCGCTGCACGTCTACGAGCGGCTTGCCAACGGTGGCAAGGCCAAGGCTCCGCAGCATCCGGTCTATCGGCTGCTGCACATGCAGCCCAATCCGTGGCAGACGGCCCAAGAGTTTCGGGATTGGATGACCGGCATGTACCTGCATTACGGTGCGTCGTACGCCGAGATCCGCCCAGGTGCTCGAGGTGCCGTGTCTGAACTGTGGCCGCTGCATTCGTCCCGCATGGAAGCCGAGCGGCTGGAGAACGGAACGGTGCGGTACAAGTACCGCGAGCCGAGCGGCAAACAGACGCTGTACACGCAGGAGCAGATTTTCTGCCTGCGGTTCACGACTGAGGACGGCATCCGGCCGATCCCGACGTACACGCTGTTCCGCAACGCCATCGGGCTGGCCCAGGCGTTGGAGGCCCACGGCAGCACCTACTTCGGCAACGGTGCCCGGCCCGGCATCGTGCTGGAGAGTGATAACCCGATTCCGGCCGAGGCGGCCGAGCGGCTCCGCGAGCAGTGGGAGCGGATGCACCGTGGCCCTGACCGGGCGTTCCGCACGGCGGTACTGCCAAACGGCGTAAAGGCTCACGAGCTCAGCGGCAGCAACGAGGCGGCCCAGTTCCTCGAGACGCGGCAATATCAGGTCATTGAAATCTGCCGAGCGTTCCGTGTGCCGCCCCACATGATTCAGGATCTCACCAGGAGCAGTTTCAATAATATCGAGACCCAGAGTCTCGAATTCGTTCAGTATTGCTTGATGCCTCACCTGAAGCGGTGGGAGGCGGCCATCAGCCGCGACCTCATCGTTGACGATGAGACGTATTTCGCAGAGCACAGCGTTTCGGGAATGCTGCGAGGCGATCACGCTGGCCGGTCGGCCTACTACGTCTCGGCCTTACAGAATGGGTGGATGACGATCAACGAGATCCGCGAGCTTGAGAACCTCAACCCAATCGGGCCGGAGGGCGACCGTCACTTCGTTCAACTCAACATGACCACGCTCGACAAACTGGGCCAGGAACCACCGGCACCCGAGCCGATGCCAGAGCCGGCCGTCGAAGTTGAAGACAGCCCGGCCGATGACGCCGAAGACCAGGCCGAAGAGGAGGACACGACTGATGGAACTTGAGCGCCGCTGCCTCGCCTTTGAGGAAGTCCCCGAGGCTGAGTTGACGATTGAGACGCGGGCCAACGGAACGCAAGTGCTCGTCGGGTACGCCGCCGTATACAACCGCTTCAGCCTTCCGCTGCGTGAAGGTGGCTCGCAGTTCCGCGAGATCATCCTGCCGGGTGCGTTTGACAAGATTCTCAACCGCCAGCGTGGCAAGCAGGATGTGGTGGCATTGTTGAACCACAACAGCGACCTCATTCTTGGCCGCTCTTCGTCTGGCACGCTGGAACTCTCCAGCGATGACAAGGGGCTGCGGTACGTGGTAACGCCGCCCGATACACAGGTCGGCCGGGACACTCTTGAGCTCGTCCGCAGGCGTGACCTGCGTGGCAGTTCGTTCGCCTTCTCGGTGGATGCCAAGTCTGGCGAGCGGTGGTCGAGTGACGAGCAGGGTGCCGTGCGTGAGATCCGCGAGGTTTCCTCGCTGGTGGACGTGTCGGTCGTGCTCACGCCGGCCTACCCTGCCAGCAGCGTGACCGTGGCTCAGCGGTCCTACGAAGCGTGGCTCGCATCGCAGACTGCGGCCGAGCCCACGCCCGAGCCTGCGGCCCAGGCGGATCGCTCGCGTTCGGCCCTGCGGGGCGTCGCCGCCGCCTGGGCTGCTTCTCTGAGGCTTCGCAATGGCTGAGCCACGCTGCACATGCGGCGAGAAGTTGCGTTGTCGTTCCAGCCGCCCGTGCGGTGACGAGCGGCAGCGGTACTTGCGTTGCCCGAGGTGCGGTGCCCGTGCGGTGGCGTTTGTGAAAACAACACTTTCTGAAGTGCGGTTCTGCAAGAGAAGTACGAGGTAGTGCGACGTTGAACTCAATCGGCAATACCGCCGGCGGAGAACACACGTGGACAACCTCAAGAAGCTGCAGGACGAGGCCGTTACCCTCGCCAACCGGATCGACGCCGTGCGTGCCATCGAGGGCGACGCCGACAAGATTGCCGAGCGTGACCTCGAGCTCGAGACGCTGACGGCCGACGCCGCCAAGCTCGCCAAAAAGATCGACTTCGAGAAGTCGGTTGCCGAGTCGGCGAAGAACCTCCGCAGCGTCGTCGACCGCTGCACCCCGGCCCCCGAGGTTCGGGCCGACGAGCCGAAGGTGCGGATTGAGTCGATCCCGTACGCCGGCAAGCTGCGTGCGTTCAAGACCGAGGAAGAGGCCTACAAGGCCGGCATGTGGATCAAGGGTCACCTCCGTGGTGACGCCGAGGCCAAGCGGTGGTGCAACGATTACGGCATCGAGGCCCGTGCTCAGGGCTCGGCCGCGTCCACGACCGGATCGGCCTTCGTGCCCGACATCCTGAGCAATCAGGTGCTGCGGCTCGTCAACGAGGACTCGGTGTTTGCGTCCAACGCCACGCCGGTCAACATGCCGTCGGATGTCGTTCTGGTGCCCAAGCGCACCGGAGGGGCCACAGCGTACTGGGTCGCGGAAAACACGGCCATCACTGATTCTGACCCCACCCACTCGCAGGTCACGCTGACCGCGAAGAAGGTGACGGCCGCGACGAAGGTGTCGACCGAGCTCTTCGAGGATTCGGTTGTCGGCATCGCTGAGATGCTCGCCACCGAGTTGGCCTACACGCTGACCCAGGCGGTCGAGACGGTTGCCTTCAACGGCAACTCGGCGAACGCCCCCAGCGTCGCGGGCATCCTCACCAGCGGCGGCATCCTCGCTGGCTCTTCGGCGACCTACGCCGCGAGCCTCGTGACGGGTGCTGGCGACTACTTCGAGGAGATCACGAAGGCCAACATCCTCGAGATGATGGCCAAGATGCCCAGCCACAGCCGGCAGGGTGCGGCGTGGATCGTGTCCCCCTATGCGTTCGCCACCTGCCTCCAGGCTCTCGACCTCGCCCAGGGCGGGTCGGTCGGTCTGTCGCAGGGGCTCGGCCTGACGTTCCTGGGTTCGCCGGTGCTGCTCTCGCACCAGATGGTGGGCTCGGGCGATCAGACCGGCAAGGTCATGGCCCTGTACGCCAACCTCCGCAACGCCGCTCACTTCGGTGTGCGTCGTGGCCTGGAGATCGCGTCCAGCGATCAGGTGGCGTTCCTGAGCGATCAGGTCGTGGTCCGTGCGACCATGCGGTGCGCCATCTCGTGGAGCGAGCTCGGCTCGGACACGGCGGCTGGCCCGGTCATCGCCCTCGTGGGTGCGTGAGCCTGACGGCTTGACGTGATGTGCAGACTAGGCGGGCCGCTCCAAATCGGGGCGGCCCGCTCTCGTTTGCGAGGTGCCCATGCTGGTCAAGGTCGGCGGCACGGAGGTTGACATCCGTGTGGAAGCCATCCTGTCGATGCCCAGGTTGAGCTTTACGGCCAACCACTTCACATGGGCTCAGGCACTCATGCCGCTGGGCATTCGCCCCACAATGGGCACGGGTGCGTTCTGGTCGCAGGTGAATACCCGCGTGATGGAGCAGTTCATTGACAAGGCCGAGTATCTGCTGACCATCGACTATGACACGTTCTTCACCAAAGAGGACGTAGAGCATTTGTTTGCCTTGGCGATGACGTTCCAGTGCGACGCCATCACCGGCCTGCAGACGAAGCGAGAGGACGGCCGCCCGATGCTCACGCTGAAAGGCACGCTGGACAATCCGCCGCCTGACGGCAGCACCAAGGTGGACTCGGCGTGGTTCGCCGAGCCCGTGCAGGAAGTGGACACGGCCCACTTCGGGCTCACGGTCATCAGTACGGCCGCCCTGAAGCGGTGCAGGAAGCCTTGGTTCTGGAGTAAGCCCGGCCCCGATGGCTCGTGGCACGAAGGCCGCGTCGATGATGACATCTACTTCTGGAAAAACTGGCGTGAAAGTGGGAACAAGGTTTTCGTCTCGCCACGCGTCGTGCTCGGTCACGGCGAGTACGTGGTCACGTGGCCCGGCAAGAACTTGGGCACGCCTGTTTTCCAGTGGGCCACGGAGTTCACGAACACGCTGAAACGCCCGGAATCTGCATGGAGCGTGCCGCAATGAAGAAACTGAAGTTTACCCGCTCGTGGCGTGGCTACCGCACGGGGCAGGTAGTGGAGATCCCCGGCGGGCTCGCCACTCAGCTGCTCGCTCAGCGGGTCGCAGTCGAGGACCGGCAGCAGGAGCTCGAGACGGCCGCCATTGACCACCAGGCCGAGACGGCCGACGCAACGCCACGCAAGCGAGGTAGACCACGTGCAGTACCGAAGCCTGACCAGACAGACCGCCCCAGCCGTTGAGCCCGTCACGCTCGCCGAGGCCAAGGCGCATCTGCGGGTAGACACGAGCGACGATGACACGTACATCGGCACGCTCATCACGGCGGCCCGTGAGTGGTGCGAGCAGTACCTTGACCGCACGCTGGTGCACACCCAGTGGGTCATGCGGTTCGACAAGTTCCCCGACAGCGGCATTGAGCCGGTCGAGTTGCCCCGGCCGCCGATGGTGATGAGCGGCACGGCCACGGCCGTCACGGTGACCTTCACGCAGGAGGCCGGGCCGACGAGCACGTACAGTACGTCCGAGTACCGGGTTGACCGGAATGCCACGCCGGGGGCCATCCTGCCCATCTACGGCAGCACGTGGACGCCGCACCGGCAGGATGACAACGCCATCAGCGTGACGTGGTGGGCCGGCTACGGGGCGAGCGGCTCGAGCGTCCCGGCGGCGATCCGGCACGCCATCTTGATGCTGGTGGGCCACTGGTACGAAAGCCGCCAGGCTGTGATTGCGACCGGTGCCGTGCCGCAGGAGGTGCCGTACGGCGTGCAGTCCCTGCTCGACTCGCAGCGGTGGGGCTCTTACCGATGATTGAGCCAGGCAAGCTCCGCGAGCGTATCACGGTGCAGATCGCCAGCGGTGCCACAAACACTCTCGGCGAGACGGTCCTGTCGTGGAGCAACTCGTC